ATTCAATTAACTGGAAAAGATAACTATAAAGCATTTGATTCAGTGGTGACAGAAAATATAATTGATAACCCAGACTTAGTTGCAACTAAATATCCATTATTAAGCGCTGCTTGGTTTTTTCATAAGAGTAGCATTCATAGAATTGCAGATGAAGGAGCATCAGACAATGTAGTTACTAGTGTAACTAAAAGAGTAAATGGCGGAACTATTGGATTACCTGATAGGTTAAAGCATTTTAAACAGTATTATAATTTGTTAAAATAATTATGAAAAATATAGACGCTATAGTGCTAAAAGCTTTACTTCTTATGGAAGATGAAGAAGATGCTGGAAAGCTAGACACTGCTCCAGAAAAAGACGTTAACGCTGAGCCTGGGTCTTTTGAAGCTGATCCTATGGAGTTTATACTAAAAAAATATGTTACGCTTAATTCACTTCTTGAAGAGTTAATGACTCCATCATTTAGAGATTATGTAGACGCTATTTTTATAGTTGCTCCAAAACCAACAACCTTCAAAGTATTATTGCATAATGGGCAATATTTTTTCTTAACATTTTTAGGAAAAGCGTATGAAGCAACTATCAATGGTAGAAACTATTACCTAGTTCAAATAGGAGAGAAAGAAAGATGCATGATTGCAATATCTAAATTGCTTAGATTTGGATCTCCATTAAAAACAAAAGGTCCAGAAGGATCTGAACAAGGAACAAGAGATGAAATGGACGCTGAAGCTGATGCCACAGCTGAAGAAACTCCAGAAGAAACTCCAGCTGAACCTGAAAGTTTAAAAGAATCAATAAAGATTCTTACTAACATGCTATTACATGAAGCAGTAGATAAAGATATAACATCAAATGATTCATTTTTAAATGCAGCTTTATCACAAATTGAAAAATTAAAAATACCTGTAAAAAAAATAAATAAAGATCAAAAAGGTTGGCATATAAGAGGAAATTTTGGACAACCTGAAGAAACTGAGGCACTTATTGAGAAAGTGTTATCAAAGATTGGTATTGATGGATCAAGTTATAAAATTGAATATATAGAGCCAAAAGATTTTGTAAATGGATCAAAATCTGCATCTTATAGAACATACGTAATAACTTGTAAAAAAAGCGTTGGTGATATTAAAAAAGGAGATGAATTATACGTTATTAGTACAATAAAAAGCACTCCTGAAGGCTCAGCACCATCAACGTTAGTTGGAAAAGATTTAACTCCTGTAGGATTAGGGGTATCTGGAGAATACACTGAACCTCAAAAAATAATTGATGATGTAAATAAAGCAATTAAAAAGAAAAAACCTGCTATTTATCCTTTACTTCATTCATTAATAGAAGACGTAAAAGAGGGAGCAGGTCCTATAGAAGGTGGATTAACAGAGACTAAAACAAAAACAATAGTAATAGGATGTTCTGATGAAACAATAGAAAATCTAACATCAATATCTGAATCAGATATATCAACTATTGGAAAAGATTTTGGAGAAATACTTGGAGGAATATTTTTATCATTATCTGTAGGAATTAAAAAGCAATTAATTTTTCCAAAAGGAAATGAACCTTTAGTAGATTTTTATTTAGATGGATATAAAATAAGTAGTAAGTATAAAAAAGGTGCAGCAGCTTCTATAACAGATTTAGTAAAAAAAGTAGATCCAGCAACATTAACAAAAGGTTCTGATGAAGATAAGTTTTATAATTCAATGAAACAATTTACTGAGCCAGGAGTTACAGGACCTGACGCATTTTTAAATGTAGCAAAAATAGAAGTTGAAAATATGCCAGCAATAAATCAATTAGCTACGCTTTGCGAAGTTACACCTAAAAAATTAGATAGAAAAATAATAAATGATCGTATTCATAAAATAGTTGATGGCAAAAAAAGTAATGAATCAAAAACAAAAGCATTTAAATTAGTTTTTGGTAATCTTTTTAAAAAAATTGGTCACGCTCCATCTGGGTTTGAAACTAATGATATTGACTGGGATTCTTATAATAGTGACGCATATTATGGCTTAATTACTTCTGGATTTTCATATTATGTTTGTGATAGATTAAATGAAGTTCCTATATATTTACAAATGTTAAAAGAAATGGTTTCCAAAACAGGAGTTAAACAAATGTATTTAACATTTTCTATAAAACAAAAGATTTTAACATTTGCTATAAAATCGTTTAATGATCCAAACGCTCAATTTGAATTTCATATACCTAGTATAAGTAGCAAAAACCCAACATCAAGTAAATTAGGATTTAAATTGCAATAGAATACTAGTATATATTTATATATAAACTAGTAAATGTCAGATAATCAAAATATAAGGCAAAGAATAAAAGAAGAATTCATGAAATGCGCCACTGACCCGGTGTATTTCATGAGAAAGTATTACATGATACAACACCCTACTAGAGGTAGGCAATTGTTTGATTTATATGATTTTCAAGAAAAAGTACTTAGTTTATATCAACATAATGAGTATTGTATCATTAATAAGTCTAGACAGTTAGGAATATCTACGCTAGTATCAGCTTATTCTTTATGGATAATGCTATTTAACAAGGATAAAAACATTCTTGTAGTTGCAACAACACAATCTACGGCAAAAAATATGGTTACAAAAGTTCGTTTTGCTTATCAAAACTTACCTGCGTGGCTAAAAATAGGACATACAGAAGATAATAGACTTAGTTTACGTTTAGTTAATGGATCTCAAATAAAAGCTGTGTCTGCCGCAGGAGATGCAACAAGATCTGAGTCAGTATCACTTCTTGTAATCGATGAAGCAGCATTTATTGATAGAATTGAAGAGATATTTACCGCAGCTCAACAAACACTAGCAACTGGAGGTAGATGCATTGCATTATCTACTCCAAATGGAATTGGAAATTGGTTCCATAAATCATACACAAAAGCTCAAAAAGGAGAAAATGCTTTCTTACCAATATCTTTACCATGGACAGTTCATCCAGAGAGAGATGAACAGTGGAGAGAACAACAGACTAAAGAACTTGGAGTAAGAAATGCTGCTCAAGAGTGTGATTGTGACTTTGCAACATCAGGTAATTCATTCATAGATCCAGAAATACTATCATGGTATGAGCTAAATACTGTTACGGAGCCCACAGAAAGGCGCGGAATGGACAAATCTTATTGGATATGGGAATATTCAGATCCAATAAAACACTATATTATAGTAGCTGATGTCGCTCGTGGTGACGGATCAGATTATTCGGCTTTTCATATAATAGATACTGAAACTTTAACTCAAGTTGCTGAGTATAAAGCACAAATTGACACTAGAGAATTTGCAAAAGTACTTTTAAGTGCTGCTACAGAATATAATACTGCGCTATTAGTTATTGAGAATGCAAATATAGGATGGGATGTAATACAATCAGTCATAGACGCAGGTTACACTAACATTTATTATGGATATAAGTCAGATAATGCTGATTTTGAAAAGTATATGGATAAATTTGATAGAAATTCAGGTTTAGTTCCAGGTTTTTCAACTACTCAAAAATCTAGACCATTAATTTTAGAAAGATTAAGAGATTTTGTTGAAAATAAAGTTGTGACTATTAGATCTATAAGACTGTTAGAAGAATTAAGAGTATTTGTTTGGAGAAATAACAAACAACAAGCCATGCAAGGGTATAATGATGACTTAGTTATGTGTTATTCAATAGGATTATATTTAAGAGAGACATCATTAAGATTTAGTAAAACAATGGACAGTCTTTCAAAAGCTGGAATAGAAAATATAGGAAGATCAGGAAATCAATCATATTCTCCAATGCAATATACTCCATTTGGAACAAATACTGGATGGGAAATAGAAGTACAAACTCCTCAAGGATCACAAATGCAAGATATATCTTGGCTTTTAGGATAACACTAAAAGAGTAACTTAACAAAAAAGAAAAATATTAGTTATATTTATATAATATGGCAAACGAGCAACAACCTAAGCAATCACAGAGTTTATTTTCAGCGTTAAGAAGATTATTCTCTTCTGACGTAATTATTCGTAATGAAGGAGGTTCAACTCTAAAAGTAGTAGACACTGATCATATACAAACAAGTGGTGTTATACAAACTAATTCACTAGTAGATAGATTTCATAAAGTTTATACAACTAGCACCGCTTATGGCGTTAATTTAAACCTTGCGCAAAACTATAAATCAGCTAGAGTACAAATTTACGCTGATTATGACGCAATGGACACTGACGCAATCATTGCTTCAGCATTAGATATTATCTCAGATGAATGTACTCTTAAAAATGAACAAGGAGAAGTACTACAAATAAGATCTTCTGATGAAAATATTCAAAGATTGCTTTATAATTTGTTTTATTCAGTCTTAAATATTGAATTTAACTTGTGGTCTTGGATTAGAAACATGTGTAAGTATGGAGATTTTTATCTTAAATTAGAAATAGCTGAAAAGTATGGTGTATTCAACGTTATTCCTTTTTCATCATATAATATAGCTAGAGAAGAGGGTTACAATCCAAAAAATCCTAATGAAGTAAGATTTAAATTTGATCCTAACGCAGCAATATCTTCAACAACTGGATATTCAGCAGCTAAAAATGAAAGTGATCCAGGGTTATACTTTGATAACTATGAAATGGCTCATTTTAGATTAACTGGAGATGTAAACTATCTTCCTTACGGTAGATCTTATCTTGAACCAGCTCGTAAATTATTTAAACAATACGTGCTTATTGAAGATGCTATGTTGATTCATAGAATTGTTAGAGCACCAGAGAAAAGAGTATTCTATGTAAATATAGGAGCAATTCCTCCAGGAGAAGTTGAAAACTTCATGCAAAGAATGATTAATAAGATGAAGAAAACTCCTCTTATGGATCCTCAAACTGGACAATATAACATGAAATATAACATGCAAAACATGTTAGAAGATATGTATATTCCAGTACGTGGAAATGATCAATCTACTAGAATAGACACAGCAAAAGGTTTAGATTACAATGGAATTGAAGACGTACAATATTTTAGAGAAAAATTATTTGCTGCGCTAAAGATTCCTAAAGCATTTTTAGGATATGAAAAAGACCTAACTGGTAAAGCTACACTCGCAGCTGAAGATATTCGTTTTGCTAGAACTATTGAGAGATTACAAAGAATAGTTACTTCTGAATTAACTAAAATAGCTTTAGTACATTTATATGCAAATGGTTATACTAATGAGTCAGCGGCAAACTTTACTCTATCATTAACTAATCCTTCAATTATCTATGATCAAGAAAGGATTGCGTTATTTAAAGAAAAAATAGACCTTGCTAATCAAGCAATGGAGAATAAAATATTGCCTAGAGACTTTATATACGATAAAATATTCCACTTCTCAGAAGATCAATACTCTGAAATGGAAGACATGATTATAGAAGATCAAAAGAGAGCATTTAGATATAAACAAATCAATGAAGAAGGAAATGATCCTTCTGAAACTGGCCAAGCATTTGGTACTCCTCATCAATTAGCAAGTCTTTATGGAAATAAAGGAGGCACAACTCTTGATGTTCCTATAGGATATGATGAAACTAATCCAAATGAACCTGTAAAAATACCAGGTCGTCCTCAAAAATTCAAATCAATAATTGGAACAGATGAAGATGTGTTTGGAAGAGATTCTTTAGGAAAGTACAATATGAAATCTAATGCTGAGACTGGAGAAGATAAAAGAAACTCTGAATTTGCTGGCGGTAGTCCATTAGCTTTAGAGCAAACGTCAATGAAAGAGTATCTTAAAAATAAAGATGTGCTTGATAGTCTAAAAACTAGTAAGTTTGGTAGAAAAACTAAGTTATTTGAACAATCAGATTTATTAAGTGAAGATAATATCATTGATAATTTAAGTTAATGCACTATATTTATTAGTAGCACATTAGGATTAAAACTATGGCAATAAAACACAGCAAATTTAGAAACACGGCGATCCTGTTTGAACTACTAGTTAGACAAACTACGTCAGACCTATTGCAAAACAAAGATTCAAAATCAGTTAAAATGCTAAAAAAGTACTTTACTGGTACTGAATTAGGCAAAGAATACAATCTTTATAGCGCATTTAATACTACTGAGAAGCTAAACGAAGTTAAAGCTGAGATGTTTATTTCTACAGTATTAGATCAAAGAAAGCAATTAAATCAAGACGAATTAAATAGACTAAAGTATAATTTAATAAGAGAGATTAAAAATAACTACGATATAGATAATTTCTTTAAAGCAAAGATTGATAATTATAAAATTTATGCTTCAATTTATACTATATTTGAATCAATACACGTAAAATCTACAGACACAAAGTCTCTTTTATTAAATAAAATTAACTTATTAGAGCACATTTCAGTTGGAAAACCTGAAGATAAGACTGCTCCTCAAAGTATTTTAGAAGAATTTATGAAAGAAGACAAAGAAATTCGTCTTTTAGCATATAAAATAATGGTAGAAAAGTTTAATAGTCGCTATAAACATCTATCTGATCGTCAAAAATCTGTATTAAAAGAGTACATAAACAATATTTCTGAAACTGAAAATCTAAAAAAGTATATTAATGGACTTATCTTAGAATTAAGATCAGAATTATTAGAAATAAAAGAAACTATAGCAGATAAAGTTACATAT